GTAATCTCTTGACATTGTTATTATCCTATTTTTCCATAACCAGACATACCAAGTAAACTTGTTCCAGTTGATGTTATTGTTTGTAATTGAGCTGCTCGTGAAGTGTTTCTAGCAACCTGTCCCTGTATTTCATAATAGTTTGCAGTTTCTAATTTAGAAATTTTATTTACAGCTGCATTATATTTCATTGTTTCTTTATCAAGCTCAGCTTGTTCTGCGTTTGCTCTGGCAATTCTTCTTGCTGTACCCTCATCTGATACTCCAGATTTTGCTATTGATACTTGAGTTTTACCTTGTAATTGTACGATTTGATTATCAAATCTTCCAAGATCACTTTCTAATTGTTTGTCTATTTGAGCTGCTTCTTGTTTTGCTATTTCAGCATTACGATTTTGAACTGATTGATTATATTTACCAGTAGCACCTTGCTGTTGGTATTGCATAGCACCTAAGCCACCTACAATTAAATATGGTACTGCTGGTGCCATTAGAAAATCCTCGCAAATCTATAATGATCAGAACCATCAAAACCATAGTTCCTCATTAATCCTTCATTACTTAATCCCATCCATTTAGCAAATCTAATACCAATACCAAAGTCTGCTCTTACAGCAGTTTGTATTCTTTTAAAATTATGAGCTTTTGCTAATTCTTCAAAATTCTTTTTAATTGCACGAGCAATAGTAATAGGGTGATTCCAAATATCATAAGTTGCAAGAACCCAACCTTCTCCAACATTACCCCATATTCTTTTGATACCAGCTGATGCAACAATCTGTCTATTGACTGCACCTGTAAATGCTAATCCATTTTCTTCTAAATTCATACACTCATTCATATTATCGTTTGCTAAAAAGTTTGCATCTAATTGCATAAGTTTATGATTCATTTGAGATTGCATAATTATTTTACCATGATCAGATATGTATGGTATAATTATTAATCTATCTTTATCTTCATTCATAATATTAACCATCATTTGTAATCAATTCTGGGTATAACGATAAAACTGTTAAAGGTAAAGGTTGAGTTTGACGTACATAAATGAAACCATCAGTTTCATAGTTACCTCTAAACTCTACTTCCTTATCACCTGTAAATACTGGGATAGCTTGATCCATAGGATTAGCAGAAGATCTAAATGGTATTGTTTCCATATTGTTTAAATCTGAACCAACCTCAACACCAACTGACTCATAAAGTCTAACTGTAATATTGTATATTCTTTTTGTTTTAGCTTGAGATGTACCATTTTGTGAACCAGCATCTATTCTCATGGTTTGTAGTAATGATGTGTAAGCTAAACCAACTTTAACTTTATTAACAAATCTTGATAAAGATATAGCACCTGATGCTACAGTTTTTTCAGGATGTGTTGCACCATTAGCAAGTACAGATACAGATTGTCCCTCAAGATGTTCTAATCCTGTTACTGAATTAACAACTTGAGATACAGTTGCACCAGCTGTGTGTGTAGCTGCTGTAGTGCTATTAGTTCCTCTTGTACAACCTGTTAATGTATTTGTAGATATTCCTGTATAAGTAATTAATTCGTTATCTATTTTAACTGTACCTGTAGTTGTAAAAGAAGTTGCTGATGTTAATATAATAGAAGTTACAGAAGTATTAACTGTAGTGTTAAGAGTTGTAGTTGCACCAGAATAAGAAAGTTGAGAATCTAAGAAATTAAAATTTGTATTATCTGTTTGATCAAAATCAAATTGATTTATATATTCTACATAACGTCTTGTAACACCATTAATGGTACGTTTAACAATAACCCATGATTGATATTCTTTATCATCTGTAGGAATGGTTGCTATGGATTCGCATACTGCAATACCTGTACTAAATGCACCACCAAATATATGTTGATGCCAAGCAACAACTTGTTGTTCTCTTTGATAAGTTAAACAAACTAATTTACCATCTGATCTAACACACCAAATAAGTTGATTTGGTTCTTGTTGATAAGACATAGAGTTAATTCCAGATTCTGAAATATGTTCAGCAAGAATAGTCATGTCAGGTGCAACATAACCATCAACATCAAAATTATAAGCTAGTTCTCTAATCTATATTTGCACAACCATGGTTAGATTGTTTTTTAATAAGAATGTTTGTTGGACTTACTGGATCATCTGTACCACCACCTGATACTGAAAACTCACCACCTACTGTACCAACGATTAATGTTCGTGTTGCAGATAAAAATCTAATTGCATTAACTTGGTTAGAAGCGATTGTGTAAATGATTGCATCATCATCAACTACTGTGCCATGATAATTGTCATCCATGTTTTCATAATCACCTGATTTAGAAAAGAATAAAGTTTGAGGTTGATGTTCAGTTCCTGCAAATACTAATCTTTGTTCATAGAAAGTTACGCAAGAAGGATGACCAGTAGTGTCTGAAAAAGCGCCTAATGCCCACTCAGTAGTAGTAGAGGAAGAACCCATGTCTTTTAAAACTGTTGCTGTTACAACTGTTGTGCTAGTAATAGCTGTGATCTCACCATAACCATCTCTAAAAGTAAAAAGTCTACCAACATCAGTAGATTGAAAACCTGTATTATTATTAATTCCAGTTATAGCGGATGCTGTTAATGTTCTTCCTGTTCCAACAGTATGTGATGACATACCAAATGTTGTAGTTGTAATATTATCATCTAAATAGGGTCCATCAGTAAAATCTACTTCTGTAATTGTCCAGGATGTATGTCCAGTTCTAGATAATTTTTTTACAGAATAATCAGGATGACATAAATACATAACATCAGCTGATTGAGCATATTTAATGTTAAATAAATCTGCAGTTAAATAAGTTGTTGTTAATGTATAAACTCTATTTGCAATACCACCAGATGTGTATGCAGTATAAGATGTAGTGTTTACGTTATTACCATCTATATCTTGTAACTGAAATGTATTAGTTGCAACACTTGCTACTTTAAATCTTTTACCATTAACTTGTGTCATTCCCACAACACCAGTAATAACAACAGTATCTCCATTAGCAAAACCATGAGTTGCTGATGTAACAACACCAGGATTAGCTTGAGTAATACCTGTTATAGTTTTATTAGCTTCTAATACAGCTCCATTATCTTTATAAAAACGAATATAATTATTTCCAAATTCTAAAGCATAAGATTGTTCAGTTGAAAATTCAAAAGGGATTAATCTTGTTTTTAAAGAAGATGTTTTAACTTCTGCTGCGAAGGTAGTTCCTGGTCTTCGTGTAACAGAACCATGAGGTTGAACTATAAAATTTTCTAAAGTCTTGCAGCCACTAAAATATTTTTGGAAGTCTGTTCTTCCTTCCATACGATCAGATAACTGACCCCCAGTAAAGTTAGTAAGAGCTGTTGATACTCTTGCCATAATTAAAACCTACTGTTGATAAATTCGTCTGATAATATTACATCAACTTGACCCATATTAGGATCTGTGTTTTGACCCTCTGTAGCATCAACGTGTTTAGCTTCACCTAATTTATCTTTATAAATTTCTTTCATTGTTGTTACTAATGTAGCATTAGCAGTAACAGCAAAAGCAATATCAGCAGCTAAAGCAGCTGAAATAGTTTCAGCAAGTAATGTGTCATATTCATTTGGATCGGTAACTAATTTCACATATTGAAGTTTTATTGGAGATACGTTTGCCATTATTTTTCTACCTTCAATTTTATAATCATAATCATAATCAGATATTGTAATAACTCTTAAACAGTCTGATGGTAATGTAAATTGTTTAGCCCAGCCCCAAGCAGGAGTTGCTGTGTCTGCTGCAAGCTCTTGTCTTGCCATTAAACAATTCCAGGCATGAGATCTAAATACTGCATTACGAATACTTTCATATCTTGCATTACAAAGTCTTGCATTTTTAGAATCTTCTGTAAGTGAAAGGATTGTTGAAGCACCAAGCTGGTTTAATGCATTATTACAAATTTCTACAACTGATGCCATACTAATCTTTTTTTATTATATATTTACGTCTTAATTGTCTAGGTTTAACTTTAGCAAAGATTTCT